CAGAAGATCCGCGAGTGTAAGTTCCATTGACGCCAATACCAAACTTGCCGCGCCTGTCAGGAAGATTAAAGGTTGTTGAACCATCGCCAGCGCCATACGCTGTACCAAGAACAGCAAACAACGAAGAGTATGTTGTGCGGCTTACAGCGGAGCCATCGCATAGAAGCCATCCAGTAGGGGCAGCAGAGCCACCGTATTCAAGCATAGCGCCTGTCGGCATCACCAAGCCGCCGCCCTGGGTAATGCTGCCAGTTACAGCAAGATCGCCCCCAACCGTGGCGTTGCTGGCAACAGCAAGAGTTCCAGTAACCGAAGCATTCCCATTCGTGGCGTTGACCGGAATGGAAGCCAACACAACATTGGTGCCATCACAATACATTAGCTGGGTAAAGCCATTAGCCAGCGCAACACCAGTGCCAGCAGATGTTTTTACTGTCACCGTGTAGCCACCCGTGGTGGCGTTACGCACCGCATAAAACTTATTGCTCGTTGGAACCACGAGGTTTGCTGCACTAGCTATTGTGCCACCTAGAACTAGGACCGCATTACGCGCTTCGTCCGAAATGCCATTGCCTGAAACAAGAGTGGTAGATGCGCCAGACATAGTGATGTTTGCAACACCAGTAATGGCCTGCTCAATAAGGCTGCCAAGATTGGTGTTGGTTGTGTTGCCCCAGTTAGCAGCCTGCTCACCGTTGCCGATAAGCTCAAGCCGTAAGGCTGGTGAATATGTACTGGGCATCTAGCCTACCCTCAGCAAGAGATCGAGTAAGTAACGGTCAGCGTGTCGCCGCTCAAAACAGAACGTGCAACAGCAAAGTCAGCAGCCGAGAACAGGATGCCTGTGGTGCCGCCAACAGTGTTGTTGGTGGTGATAAAACATCCGCCCACCGTGGCTGTGCCGTTGATGTTAAACACCGCAGGGGAGGCATTGTTGCTGGTGGCGCCAGCAGAAGCCGAAGCGGCAGTGTATGCCGGGCGAGTTCCGTTTGAATACGCCGTGATCTCGGTCCATGACTTCGATGACATCGTGTCAGCCGCGCTAATCGAGCCAGCGGTCTTCAAGCCAACAAAGAATGCGGCGGTGTAAGCAGACCCAAGGAAATACTTATCCAACAGGTCATTCTTACCAACCGTGACGACAAGGTTGTTGAAGTCATCTTCCCATCGAATAGAGCCATCAGCAGCCCGGCACACCACCTTGAAGGTGCCGCCAATACCAATGACATCCGAGACAGCATGACGGGCCACTAGACCCGCAGCAGCCTCATCATTGATCTCGATAGTGTCTTTGGGGTTCATGTTAGCTATTCCCTATAGGTGTCCATGTTGCAGTAACGGCGGGGACGGGCGTCCAAGGATCGAACACTCCCGGCATGATAGGCGTCCAGCCAGGGTTCGGATTCGGTATTGGATCCCATCCTCCATATCCTGCCCCAACATCCACAAGCAGGATTGTATCCGAAGCAGAGGCAACCATGCTAGCGATATTTGCGGCAAGATCCGTGAAAGTAAGGGCGTCAGAAGCAGAAAGGGTGGCAGCAAAAACACCAGTTGCGGTGTCAACAAATGTTATTGAGTCAGATGCACTGGCAGATGTTGCGAATGTTCCTGCTGCGATTTCTGTAAAGGTTAATGTGTCGGATGCGTTGTCGAAATAGGCTGTTCCGCCAGCGGCAACATCCGTGAAGGTGAGGGTGTCAGATGCTGCCCCAAGGAAGTTGTAGGCGATATTGGCCGCATCAAGGAATGCCAGTGCGTCAGAAGCCGAGACCGAAATGCCCGTCACCCCAACCCCGGTATCAGCCAGGGTCAGGGTATCAGAGGCAGACAGAAGGGCCGCAAAGGTGCCAGTGGCCGTATCGCTTAGGACAAGGGCGTCAGAGGCCGATGCAACACCCGCAAGGGTGCCTGTGGCAGTATCAGACAGAGTAATGGCATCAGACACACTCTCAGCGTAATAGGCATTAGCAAGGCCGCTAAAAGACGCTCCGCTGAAAGGGTAGAAGCCAAACATCTAATTACCCCCAAGGAAGAGGAGGAGTGACCACAGGCGGGTTTACCTGATTTGCAATCTGCTGATCAAGGTTCGTTGCCAGTTCCGCGCACTGATCGAAACCAAGCGCACCCTGCACCCAGCCAATGACTTGATCCTGCGTCAAGTCAGCATATGGCGTGAACGGAGAACCCGGCGTGTAGGTCAGGCCCACAGTGCCGTACACAGTGGCGTTGTATGTGCCATCGGTGGCGTTCTGGCGCCAATGCACAGTGATAACCACATCGGTCTGGCCGTCTTCTTGAGGAACGCAATCCATCGCCTCAATGACCCAGGTGTAGGTATTAGCCATTTTGTTGCTCCGTAGTTTGCACCTGTGCCTGCGCCTGGGTGCGGATTTTCTCTACGAGTTCAAAGACCTGTGCGTATGGCGCATTGCCCAACGCTTGCAGGATCATGTTGATTTCGTTGATGGTGAGTTCGAGTTTCATGGATGCGCTGCCTTATATGCGTCAAAATCTGTTTTGAGTTCTTGAATGGCTGCAACAAGGTGAACAACGACCTTGGAGTAGTCAACGCCCTGCGGCTTGATGGAGCCGTCATCGTTCACGGCGTCTTTTTCGCCGCTCACAGCTTGAGGGATTATGGCCTGCAATTCATGAGCAATGAAGCCTTCGCCGGGGCTGTTGTCAGCGTTCCACTTGTAGGTAACAGGTTTGAGCGCGGCAACGGTGGAAAGACCGGCCGCCATCGGCTGCACATCATGCTTGAGGCGGTAGTCGGAGGAACTGTTGTAAGAGGTGGTTGTCCCACTCGTATTGATGGTTCCAACTTCCCCATTTGGATTTACAAAAATTATTTGATTAGTATTTGCTGTTGTGTTGTTATAACTTGTAATAGATGGCGAACTCGCCGTTTGATATGCTGTCACTTTTGCATTTTTGCCCGCCACCGTCGAGGATGTCGTCCCCACCATAAAATTGCCGCTGCTGTCGATACGCATTTTTTCATCGCCAGTTGACCAATTTGCGGCGTCTGAATTGCTATCGTTATAAAAGACCAATGAGCCTTTACCATTCGGATCGGAACGTAAAAGTCCTATAGCGGCCTTTGTGTACGTTGTGTCCGAAGCAAACTGAATACCACCAATACCCACGTTGGCATTGCTATTGATTGCAGTAATGCCAGCGAAACCAGTGCTATTAGAACCCAGTGCGGCCAATGTACTCCAGCTAGACGGCGAACTCGTCCCAATCCCCACGTTGCCGCTGCTGTCAACGCGCATACGTTCGGTGTTGTTGGTGCCAAAGGTCAGCGGAATTGCCGTAACGCTGTTAATCGTCATATCAGACGATGACGCATAAATGTTTCCATAAAGCGTTCCTGCAACGGACAACCGAAAATCCGCCGCGCCAGAACCTTTATTTAATTGCAGCAAAGCACCCGGCGAACTCGTCCCAATCCCCACATCCCCACCGCTTGTAAGCACGATGTTGTTGCTGGCGGATGATTCATGCTTGAGGTTGGTGGCGGCGAGTGTGGACATGGTTAAACTCCTAACGCGGCCTTGATTTCATCAGGCGTGGCAGCAGCTTCAATCTGATCTTGCATAGCAGAATACTTGGCCCGAATGGCAGCGCGAGCAGCTTCAGCAGCTACAGCATCAATGCCAGGGATTTGCTTCATGATCACCTCATCATGCGGCTTGAACTCCTCCGCGCGGGCCGTACGGCGCATATCATGCGCGATGGCCTTGGCCTTGGTGATGTTGATGCTGATCATGGGGTGTATTCCCAAGCGTTACGGAAGGTGCGGTCTGATGGAATATCAGCGACATCCACAATCTTGAATGGCTTACCCTCTGGCACATCCTTGGCAGCGATTTCTTCAATCGTGAGGCCGCATTCGGGGGCTGGGATGATCACAGCAACACCGCCTTCGTCTGTGGGGTAGATGATGCGAGAGTTCATGGTTATCTCCTAGCGGAAGATGGCAACACAAACAGTGCCTGGATCATAAGTTGAACTTGAGTAACCGCAAACAACTGCCACAGATCCAGTGGCAAAATTAGCTACCTCAGCATCTGTTGACCTAGTCACGCCACCAGCATGACTTAAAGCGGTTTGCGCGCTGTAATTAACATCAGGCATAGCATTAGTGAAGTTGACCGTGTAATCGCCAGTTCCGTTGTCAGTAATGCTAGTGACATTACCGCTCCCCCTAATCGCCACCGTCCCAGTGCCATTAAAATTTACCCAAGCCCTGCATCCATACGCCGTAGCAACGGAACCGTAGCCGGAGTTGAATTGGAAATTGCCGCTGCTGTCGATACGCGCGCGTTCGATACCAGCCCCAAAACCCTGGTTGTAAAAGCGAAAACTGCCGTCGCCCTCTGCTCCTATATGCCAATTTTCTGTGGCTGTTGCAGAAGTTCCAAATTGATAAAAGGCGTATCCAGCGCCTCCGGCTCCGGTGCCAGTTCCAATGGAGCTTCGGGCCAGCCCCTTAATATCCAGCCTCACCCCAGGCGAACTCGTCCCAATCCCCACATTCCCACTACTATCAACCCGCATCCGCTCAGTGCCGCTAGTGGCAACTGAAACGGTATCAGCAGCCGGGAAGACAATGCCCGTATTCGTGTCGGTGCCTTGCACAGCCGGGGTGGAGGCAGAGCCGTCAACACCCGCGATACCTGTGGAGCCTGAGATGGTGATTGGCATAGCCTACCCCTTCACAATGTTTACAATACGCGAGTTATCCTCAAGTGCAACAAATTCATGCGGATCATTGGGCTTCCAATCAGCCACATCACCCGCCTTCAAAACCCGCTCCCAGCCATTGCCATGCGCCTTGAAGCTGCCTCTTGCAACCACGGTAATATGCACATCGCCCTCGCCATGCTGGTGCATAGGCAGCAAATCACCAGCAACGGGAAAGTCAAACACAGTCCCGTTCAATTTACCAAAGGTGATGGGCTTTGTTTGCAACATCAGATCACCGTGGGGCCTTCTGATGGGGTGTCAGGAGCTTCAGGCTCAGGAGGCGGCGGAGGATTTGGATCAACAGGCGCACCATCAACCCACAGCCAGCCAATGTTCATCGGGCCGTCCCACTGATGCAATTCGCAGCCCTCGGGCGGCGTGTATGGCGTAACGCCATCCCAATCAACGACATTCACGATCACGCCATTCTGCACCATTGCGTAATTCATGACTTTCTTCTCCATATAAAACTTGATCAATTCCTCTGGTGATGGAGCGCCAGGAGGCGCAAGCATAGAGAGCAGCATTAGCTGTACTCATACACGATGATGTATCCAGCGCCGCCAGCTCCGCCGCCAGGAACACTGGGTTGACCAGAAGTACCTCCAGCCCCACCAGCCCCAATGGTAACAGTTTCAGTTGCACCCACAGTAGTTGTGTATTTAATACAAGTTTCGCCCTGACCGCCGCCACCGCCTTGACCATAAGTTATACCGGCACCACCACTACCACCACCACCTCGAACTCCGGCAATACCAGCAGTCCCACCAAGGCCCCCGACTGTTGCAGGAACAGATTTTCCTGCCCCTTGACCTCCACCAAATCCTGAAATTCCAAAAAGAAAACTACAGTTAACGCTAGCATCTAGTTTAATGCCACCCGGCTCACCGCGTATGGCTATTGTTGCGCCAGTACCTCCGGTTCCACCATTACCTCCAGAACCGTTACTATTATTAGGGCCAAAACCACCGCTTCCGCCCGCTGCGCTAACATGAGAGCCAAAAGATGTAGTACCTCCTGATGAACCGTTAGTAGCTGTTGTGCCTGAAAACCAAGGCGAACCACCACCACCACCCCCACCAACAGCCACCACAACCGCCGTGGTAACGCCGCTGGTGCGGGTGTAGGTGCCGGATGAGGTAAAGACCTGGACGTTCTTGAGAGCGCCCGTGCCAGCAGCAGCCTGCCACGAAGGCGCAGAGCCAGAGCCATTGGAGGTCAATACCTGACCCGAGGTGCCGTAGTTTGCGCCTTGCAGACCAATCTGCCCGGCAGGGCCAATGCGGAAATCCTCTGTGCCAGCAGCGGAAATTGCTACCGTATCGGCGGCAGGGAAGAAAATACCAGTATTCGTGTCGCCAGTAGTGGTGATGCTTGGCGCGGCAGCACTGCCAGCAGCAAACTCAACAGTGGAGGCGCCGGTTGTTGTGACCATAGTGCCAGTGGCAGCAGGAATGGTGACTGTGAAATCACTCGCCGTGCTGGGCGTGGTTAGGGTGACGCTGCCGCCACCTGTGGAGTTGAGCTTTACAGGCATCAGGTGACCACCCACGTTGAACCTGACGGAACGGTGACGGTGATCCCGCTATTTACGGTAATCGGCCCCGCCGTCATGGCGTTGTAATTGGTTGGGATTGTGTAATCGGCGGATACGGTTGTCGGGTTCACAAAGAACGTGCCAGCAACATCGCCATTTACTGTTAGTTTGGAGCCAAGGGTTGTGGTCCCAATCCCCACGTTCCCATTGAAGTAATTGTCAGCAGTGCCATTGGCGTAGAAATTCCAACGCCCTGTGCCGGAGGCAATGTTGGAATAAAAGCCGTAGTTGTTGGTGGCTCCCGTCAAACTGCTCGCAACATAAAACCCATGTTGATTAGTAATGGCGGAAGTAGCACCAATAGTTCCTTGAACGGCAGCAAAATGCCTAAATTCGCCAAGCGTGAAAGCTGTTGCTTGTGTATTTGATTGAGAAAGATAACCGTAGTTTACTGTCGTGACATCAGACTGAACTTGCCCAGAAGACAAAATTCCATACGCAGTTGTCGCGCCGGTTAAAGTTTTTGCTATAGTTACTGTTGCGCCGGTAGTGCCTGTAGAACCAATACCAATTATTCCGGCATTAGTAATCCGCATGCGCTCAGTCGGGCTGGAAGCCCCATCAGCCGTGGTGCTGAACACCAGCCGTCCAGGCATATCGTTCGTGCCGGGGGTGCCGTCAACGGCGGCTGTAATAGTTGCGGCAGAAATAAATGTCGCCCCGTCATCTCCAGTAAATGTAATGTTCCCAACTATGTCGCCACTTTGCACAATTGCGTTTGTGCCGATTGTGGCGCTACGGGACTTCCCAATTAACACAGATGGGCCAGTTGAAGCAGCGTTCCAGCGAATACCACTGAACGGCGTCCCGCTATTAGATTGATAAGCCGCTCCGGTTAAGTTGGCTGTGTAGCCTTGAATAACAAACCCAGAAGCATCAACCACAAACGGCGTCGAATCTGGATTAGCGCTATCCTCAACCACCAGCGCATTGCCCGCGCCTGTTTGAGTAATGCGAAGGGCTGCTGAAGAACTATTTACCTCAATCAGATTAGGTTGATCTTCAACATTCGTTTTGCTGGCAGGAAGGCTAATAAACACATCCTTGGTGCCAGAAGTGAATGTAACAACACTACCGCCATTGCTGGATGATAGAATGGTTGTGCGCGCCAATGTAGATGGGCTGGTAAATGTACCAATACCCACTTCCCAATTAGCGCCACCCTGGTCGGCGATAGTGTAGTAAGTGGTATCGCTTGTTGCCATAACAGACGCAAAGGTCTGATAGCCAGTTACTGCCCCACCAAGCGTGAAGTTTCCCGTGCCTGTGCTTACGCTGCTTTCACGAACCCGGTCTGCAATCACAAAGGCCATATCAGTTGATCCTTATAATCGCGCTGAGATCAGTGATCTGCGGGAACTGAACGCTAAAGCTATTGCTCACAGCAAACCGGGTGGTCCCGAAATCAAGGACCAAGCACACGGGGTTTGTGTATGTGTGGGCAGGGGTGGTGTTGTAGATCAAAGCACCACGCGCCGAGAACGAAGCGCCAGCCCATGTGGCGGTCTCAAACGAACACACCCCAGCTAAATTGTATTCAGACGGAGCAATATTGGTCAGCGTCAAGCCACCAGCGGTGTAGCCAGTACCACTGATCTCGCCAGTGGTGGTGTATTGAGAGGTCGTTACATTGATGTTCGCAGCCTCAGTGTACAGCGCAATCTTAAAGACATCGCCGCCAACGACCCGAAAATCATGCACCCCTTCCAGAAGCTGCTTCTTGAAGCTTGTGCAAAACGCCTGAACAATCATCGTTCATCCTATGTCGGCATGATCCGAGGCAGATCAAGGCGGAAGTTATCCCGCTTATCCTGACCCTCACCCAGAACCTTCAGCCGTCCAAGAGCTTCATCATACCGCGCACGATACAGGGCAGTCAGATCAGCGTCACCCTTCATGTAGGTGTACGCCTCAGACAAGCACCCATAGAACAAGACACTCTCAGTGTTATCCCCAAGCCAAGAATTGCCAGCCTCCACAATGCTGGGAGGCTCATAGAAGTAGTGAAGTTCTACTTCATAAAAATCATCTGGCGTGGGAGACACCACAAAGGTCGCATCATTGAATAGGGCATAATACCTCGGCACCCCCGTTGCAGACGGGTCTGGGAACGCCTCATTGATGTACCCAACCTCTTTCTCAAGAAGGTATGAATAAACCCCTGTTGCGCTCTTAGCCGCCATTGAATAGGCCGCAAGGAAGTCTGTGGGAGCCGCCAGATACTTATTGCCCGAAACAAAGTTTGATGTGGCATTACGCTTGAGAGCCGGGATCTGAACCGATTGATAGATTCGATCCTCAGCCAGCTTCACAATCTCAGGAATAGCGGCAATGAACTCAGACGAAGAGTTCTGCGTGTAATCCTGTAATAGGGTTACAAGAGTTGTGTAGTTCATTGCTGCCTATCCCTCAGCCCATTGGGCCGCGAGCCATAGTACCCTTTGTGGCCGCGCCTGTCCCGCGAATTTTCGTGGGCTTGTAGGGGGCAACGCCCTCATCCACAATGGCTTGATCCGGGGCCTTGGCGTTCTTGACCACCTTGCCAACCGCGCCAGTATTGGAACCCTGGTCAGCCGAAACCGACTTGAATGGGTTGCCAGTGCTGGGGCCTTTGGCCCGGCCACTCTGGTTCATGGCACGAGCGATATTCCGCCCGTACTTCTTCATGTTTTCGCTTGTCACTCCAGCCATTTGCTTCGTCCTTATGAGATGTAAATGCTGACAATGCCAACATTGCCGTTTGAGGTGGTGGCTGAATTGCCCACAGGATTCCAGCCAGGAAGGCTCCTGCCCGGATTGATGTCGGGCCGTGGGTCTTGAAGAGCTACAGGATCATTGATTGGGAACTTACCCAACTGATACTGAGGATGGTCAACGTCATTGCACTCATTGCAAACCTTCAGCCCCGTTGGCTTCTGGTTCACAACTTGCCAAGTCAGATCCTTCAGATCATACCGCTGATAGCAGCGGTCACAGAAGGCGTATGCCTTATTACCACGGGCAAACTTGACCGCCATAAACCGCTACCTCACGGGTAAGAAGACCAAGGCACGAACCTAGCTGGTTCACGCCCACGGTCTTCATCTGAGGCAAGCTTCCACTGCTCCTCATAATCAGCCTTGAGGATCTGCAACCTCCCTGTGGCTTCTGGCCGCTTCAGAGCAATCTGATACGCCAACGCAGCCGACAGCGCCGGGACAAACCGGACAGGCATATCCATGACATCGGTGGCAAATGTGGCATCCTGAATGCGCCTCATCGTCCAGTATAGGATGGTGTAAGGAAGATCCGGCACAGGCCAGAGGGTGTATTCTGGATCAACCTGACGATTCACATAGATCTGAAGAGGGCGACCCGTGGTGTTCTTGTTTGGCAGGGTGGCATAATCGCCTACGCCAATGCGAGATACCGTGTAATCAAGAGCAGATCCGCTGGTATTCACCCGGATCATGGTCTCGATAATATCAATGGTATCAGCAGGCAATGAATATGTCTTAACCCCAGGTGTCAGGACCAGGGTGTTCTCCTGAACGGTCCATAGGTTCAAACCCCTATTGGACCACTCAGCAGAGATCATATTCAGGGACCGACGAGCCGTGCGGAAATCATAACCTGTCCGGGCTTCAAGGCCCGCGCGTTCATACGCCTCCTCAATGAGGTCAGCGATGTCGAGATTCCAGACTGCGGTGCCAGAGGTTGTCATTACTTCTTCTTCCCGCTGGGAGTTATGGGCCAACTCTTACGGGCTGGTCCAGTTTTCTTTTGAGCCATGGTCGCCTTCTGGCTCGATGACATCTTGGCAGCAGCGGCAGCAGGACGGCAAGCGGGATACCCGCGCTTTGACTTCTCAGAACCGCTACGCCCACAGGGCTTCCCGGTCTTTACATCAACCCACTTCTCACCAAACCACTTACCAAGACCGCCCTTCATTTCTTTGTGACCCTGTTATCAGGCCCACGCCAAGTGCCACCCTTCTTCTTGTACTCCTTTGATGCCCAGGCATTTGCATAGGCAGAGGGGTACACATCGAACTTGGCCTTGGCGGCACTCTTTGCCGCAGCCCATAGCTTTGGGTTCTGAGGCTTTACCCGCCCACCCTCTCTCATGCGGGAGGCTTCAGAAAGCGCAATCGCCACAGCTTGCTTCCGGTTTGTCACCTTCTGCCCACTGGATGATTTAAGGTCGCCTTCCTTAAACTCCCGCAGAACCTTTCGAATTTTCTCCGGCTTCTTCAAATCATCCGGCCCTTGGTCTTACCCCGAGAAGCAATCCCGTCACCACGGGTGCAGCCGCCACCAGCCATCTTCACCATCCCACCCTTAGCCATGCGCCGGGGAGGCATAGGCGGGGGAATGGGCGGAAGGGGCATAGGCTCGCGGGATGGACGCATCATACCGCGAGGAGGCGTGATGTCCTCTTCATAGGATGGGATCTCAACTGGCGCACGGCGGCGCGCAGCAGGCTCCTCGCCACCCGGCAGGGTGCGGGGGCGGAAGTTACGCATCCCCGGAGGGGGCGTCATGTCTTCTTCATAGCTTGGGGCAGAACGAGTGCGACCACCATCGGCGTATTTCTTTTTCATACCATTCGACCTTTCGTTTTGCCACGAGCGGCACATCCATCACCACGGCGAGAAGCAGAAGGAGCCTTGACGGCGCCACCTTTAGCCATCTTTTTGACCTTACCGCCCTTCTTAAACCCAAGCGACTTGCCAAGCTGGCGAAGGTCTTCACGGAAATCACCCGTGCTTGGGCGACCTTCCCCGGTCTCATTAGTGCGGCGCAGGCCAAGGCGCTCCAAGAAAGAACGCTCGGCGGGAGGCTGAATATCCCCGCCTTTCATTATGTCACCCAACTGATTGCCAAGGGCAATCCGATCAAGTTCACGCTGATTGAGCGCATCCGCTGGAGATGGAGTTGCGGTCATGCGGGTATTAGGACGATTACGCTGCCGTTGCCGCTCCATCCTCGTCCGAGACATAGCTTCCTGAATTTCATCTGGAGCAAAGCTCGTCCCTGGCGCAGGAATGTTCCCTGGCATATCTGCATTCTGCATATCCTCCGCGCGCATGATGCCCTCACGCGCGCGTTGAATATCAGCCTGAGATACGGGAGGAATGTTCCCCGGCATATCTGCCTCTTGCATGGCATTATACCGCATGAGGTCATCTCGCGCTCGACGAACAGATGCCGCGCTTGGGCTAGATGGAATGTTGCCCGGAACATCTGCCATTTGCATATCAGACATGACAGCGCCACGCTGAACAGCAGGAGGAACGCGAGTAGAAGTGCGAGCAGCAGCGGCTCTTCGAGCGCGAAGTTCTTCTACTGGAATGTTAAGGCGATAAGCTTCTTGCAGATCTGCCCTTTCATTCGTTGGCAAGGTACCTTCATCGCGCATCCGGCGATATTCGCGGACATCTAGCCCACGACGATATGCCTCACGAACATCATCTGCCATTAGATGAACTTCCCTTTGGTCTTGCCCTTGGTCTCAACGCCGCCACCGCGAGCCATCTT